TTTTAATTCTGGTCCATTACCTAATTCAACTTGTGCTAAATCTGCACAACCACTTGTCGTATTTGGATACATTGCAACTGCTGGAACCCATATAGTTTCTTTACCTGCAACTTTTACCGCTGAACCACCTGCTTGAACAACACCATTTCCGTTTGGTGCGATATTAATATTTCCATCTGCTCCGTCAGTTATTGTAATTGAACCTGAGTTAGTTCCTGAATTTGTATCTAAAACAAGATCGTGTGTGCCAGAAGTTGTTAAAGTTGCAGCCGCTGCTCCAGTTCCAATTCTAGTTTCTCCAGTGCCTTTTGGTTTAATGTGAACATCAACATTAGTTTCTCCACTCGCACCTAGAATCGGTGGGTCTCCTGTTGCACCATTAGTTACTTCTAACTCGTTTACTGCTGAAGATGTTGTTTGAAAAATAATTTGTTCGTTTCCATTTGCATCTGCAATGAAACCTGCGTCTGCAATTTTTGGAGCTGTTAAAGTTTTATTTGTTAAAGTATCTGTGGATGATGCAGTTATAAATCCTGTATCATCGATATCTGGGTTATTGGCATCATTCGCTGTAGCATAAACCATTTTGACTGCACCTGGAGCAAGAGTTATACTATCTCCTGATCCTGATACATATTTAAATACTACATTTTGTGATCCACTCGTTGAATTTTTTAATACGTAAAAAGTTTGAACATCGAGTGGGATTGTAACGTTTCTTGACCCTGTTAATGATCCTGTAAATTCTATAACTCTGTGTGCTAGAGTTGCACCAGTTGATCCATCAGAAACTGAAAGTGTTGTATCACCAGAGTCTGATACGGCTTGCGTTGTAAATCCACCAACTATTTGTTCGATAAGTTGTAAATTTGTATTAGTTTTTGTCCCCCATGTACCGGCGTTTTCACCAGTTGCTTGAAGTTCAACACCAAGAGGTGTAAATGTTGATGCCATATTTTATCTCCTATGCAGCGTCACTATAGCTTGTATTTGATCCAGTTGCAACATCTGAATAACTTGTATTTGACCCAGTTGCAACGTTTGTATACGAAGAATTTGAACCTGTGTCAACGTTAGAATAAGCTTGAATACCAAAACCTGTGGCAGTGCCAAATGCAGCAACAGAGGCTGTAGCTGATTGACCAGTTAATCCCATTACATCTGCAGGAGTTATTGATCCTACACTAGATGTTGCAGCAATTCCTGTTAGTCCCATAACATCAGCTGGAGATAATGACCCTACACTAGTTGTAGCTGATTGACCTGTTGGAACTACAACTGGATTTGATGAAATACCAATCTCACCAATACTTGTTGTTGCAGAAACTCCTGTCACTCCCATTACATCAGCTGGAGAAATAGATCCAACAGATGATGTTGCAGAAACTCCTGTTAATCCCATTACATCTGCAGGAGAAATAGATCCAACAGATGATGTTGCAGAAACTCCTGTTGGAACAATTGTTACGCTACCAATTATTGTAGGGGATCCAGTGCTTGTAGTTGCAGAAACTCCTGTTAATCCCATTACATCTGCAGGAGATAATGATCCCACACTTGTGGCCATTTGATCACCTATTACAGGAACTATAACTTTATTTACAGAATCACCATAAGGTTCTTCACCCCAACCATTTCTACCCCAGCCTACAAGTGTACCCACACTTGTTAATGTACCTAACGTAGAAGTCATTGATTGACCCGATACACCTACTACATCTGCTGGAGATAATTCACCAACAGAGGAAGTTGCCGAAACACCCGTTAATTCTACAGTTAAAAATTCAGCAGCTGTTGGTGTTCCTACTGAGGTCGTTGCAGAAACTCCTGTAGGTTCAACTGAATACTCTACTCCCCAAGCAGAGTTACCATATTCTTGTCTACCCCAACCTTCTACATTAAAAGATTTTAAATCACCAATTGAACTTGTAGCTGAAACACCGGTTACTTGAACTGTTATTGTATTGGATTGCCAAGAATTTTCATTCCATGCAACTGAGGGACTATCTCCACCCCATATTGATGTTTCGGACATAAGGAGTCCCTCCTTATGCTATCCTGATAATAGCGTTAGATGCGTCTGCTGTTGGAAATTGAATCGTAAAAGTTCCACTTGTAACAGTTTTATCACCACCAAAAGCGATAACTGCAACAGCTTTGTCTGACTGTGTATCGTTATAAATTAATGCACCATTTGCCGTAAAAGATGCAGATGTAAAACTAACATCTGAAAAATCACATACCGCAGTATCTGAATCTAAAGTTGGAGTCACACTCGTAAGAGTCGCCCCACCTGCAGTGTATGCAGATCCTGATGTATTTGAAATTTCATTTGATGTTGAATAGGCAGTTGTTGATTTATTTAAAGTTGCTGAACTTGTATATAAAGCTATTTTAAAAGTATTACCACTTGATGCAGTAAGATTGTGTGTGCCAACTAATATTTCTTGTTTGAAACTATTACAAATTGCCGATGTTATTGCCATAATTTATTCTCCTACGGGTTTGCTGAGGTTACTGGAATACGAACAGCGCCATCAGTATAGTCATCTCTTCGTCTTCTACCAACTTGCTCGTTAGCAAACTTCTGTACCTCTTGTTTATACTTATTTTCATATAGTGTCAACATATCTATCGGACCTTTTAAAAAGCCGTATGCCTCTGATAAACAGCAATATAATAAACCATTTGGAAAATTAAGACTAATATAATTAGTATCATTGTTTTCTAAAAGAGCTGGTGCAACATTAAAATGAACTCTATATTTATATGTTGTGTCAGGAACAGGAGCAAACATCATCCTTCCAGAAGTAGTGTCTGATTCTCCAGTGGCTCCACCAAACATAGCGTAATATTTAGGCTGCCCTCTTTTTGCTGTTTCTGTCGATGATACATATTCTTGTAAATATGAAATATCTTTTTTTTCTAAAAAAACATTTGCTCCGGTTACAGCTGATGTTGAATCATACACTTGTATGGCTCTAATAAAAACAGCTCCTGCTGGAGCGTTAATAGTCGACTGACCAGTTACTAAATTACCATCTTGTTGCTTTCTATCGGCGTCAATGGGCACATCTCTAAAAATTCTATATTGTGCGTTTAAAATTATATTTTCTAAAACAGCATCTGTTAAAACATTTGAGTCTGTTTCAGTGTAACTTCTGATTTGTGTTTTTAATCCTGATGCACTTAATCCTGCCATTATATCTGCCCCGCTACTTCTTTACAAATAGGACAACTTTTTTTGTATCTATTGTGTGTTCCACATTTTACTGCTTTACCATCAATATCTGTATATATGGGAGTTTCTGGTTCTGGAACTTCTGTATATAATTTTATGTGCTCATCTTCTGGACATTGACATTGTTTAATACCAATTATTTTACAAAATAAATTTTTAATCCATTTAATCATGCTGTTACTGTTACCGGTCCTGCAGATGCAGAACCACCTCCTCCTGTTTCAGTTATACTAGATGTTGTGCCTGTTGCAAAGGTATAATTATCATCGTTAACTTTAGTAATTACGTATCCTGCTGCATCGTTTATTGTTGCAGCCGCCACTCCACCAACAACAGTTGCGTCTCTAAATCTAACTCTATCACTTGTTGATCTGCCATGATCTGGCTCATTAACAGATATCGTTGCGGACCCACTCGTTGTTGTAAATGCATTTAATGGTAATATGTTAGGCACGGCTGTTTCTGTTCTATCAGGTCTAACATTTCTAAGAGATATAGAATCACCGTTCATAGGTTTTGGTTCTAATTGTGGTTGCTTCGGTTCAAACTCAGATACATGCACAAATGATCCATTCCATTCTCTGACCATTTCTTTATATGGAAACTCCATACCGGATCTATCTGATATTGCTTTTGCGTATTTTCCTGTTGCGTATTTAGCCATTATGCTCCTGGGTAGTATGCTTTTGGTGTAATATATGTACTAGAAGCTGATCCATCTTCTGCTAATGCTCTAGCTAATTCATCTTCATAATATAATTTCATTTGTTGTGCAAGTTGTGGTTGATACTTTTGTGCTAAGTAAAAAGATAATCCAGCTGTCATACAAGGAACAAATCTAAATGGAACATCTGTTGCATTTGTATAATCTCCAACATCTTGAATTCTTTTTATAAAAAAGAAATGCATATCTTTAGATGCATTTGTAGAATCTGGTGTTGGATAAATATGTATTCTTACTTTATCAATAAATCTTTCTACCCAATACTGATTAGGTGTTCCTTTAGATAATTTGTTAGAAAAACCTGCATAAGTTGATCTATCAACTTTAGTCATGGGACTATCTGATTGAGTTGTTTGTGTTCTATTAGATCTTAATTGTGCTTCAAGAACATCGGATATTCCATATACACCATTTGGTGTAGAAGTAGCACTTGTTCCATCACCACTTGATCTAAAAAATTTATACTCTGCTTGTCCTTCAATTAAATCAAGATTAAGTTCTCCTATTTCCCAATAGTGAATACCTCTATTACCCCATTCTTGAAATAAGATATTAAGAGATCTTCTGGCTGACTTCAT